ATTATCCCTCAATGAGGCCGGAGATTGCAGGTTATTTCTTCATAACTGCCCGATATTAGACAAGGGCTTAAGGCTGACAGCGTTTAAAAAAGGCGGTAAGCTAATTGAGGATGATTCTAAGAGTTACCAGCACGTCACAACTGCGCTAGGCTATGCTATCGTCAGAGATATGTATGATGAAAAGCGTGGGCCAAGTCACTCAATAATTTTATGAGGCTTTAAAATGATAGATCCGAAAAAGGTAGTCAAAATTATCAAGGCACAGGCATCTGTGCTGCAGACTCATTTTAAGACGTTGGACATTTTAGAGGGTAATCTTGAGCCATACCTCACTAAAGCCTTAAAGCGTATCTTGTCTGATAGAGTTTATAGCTATGCCGTTGAGAGGCTTGTGCCTATTAATATCTTGCCGCGATACGTCGACAAACTTACCAACATTTACCAGACTGGAGTCATGCGCGAAGTTGTGGGCGGTGAAGACTCTGACCAAGCATTGTTAGGGTGGTATGAGAGCCAGCTAGATGTAAACAAAATGATGCACAACGCCAATAGGCTTTATAATGCGTGTAAGTCTACATTAATTCATCCTTATGCTACTGAGGCAGGGCCAGCACTTAGAATCATCCCGAATGACCGCTTTGTAGTTTGGTCAACCGATGAAATCAACCCGACTAAGCCGACAGGTGTTGCCCTCTTAGCTGGTAAAGACTCACAAAATCGTGAGATTTTCTGGGTATACACTGACGAAGAGTTTTACATTATCAAGTCAGATGAGACGATTGACGCTAAAGCCATGGAAGAAATGGGCATAGGTGACGGTGTTAATCCCTATGGCGTGTTGCCTTTTGTATATGCAAATAGCTCTGCACTGCGGCTTGTACCTGTGCCAGATGTCGATAGCCTTCGCATGACTGAATACGTGCCTTCAGCGTTAACCGATCTTAACCTCGCAGCAATGTTTTCTGCATTTTCTATGACGTATATCAAAGACGGCAACATAGAAAATCCGACCTATGCGCCTAATGCTCTATGGTTTTTAAAGGCTGATGATCCAGAAAAAGAAGTGCAAATTGGTACAATCAAGCCTGAAGTAGACTATGAAGAGGTGCTAAACCTGATTCAATCTGAAATGTCCATGTGGCTTGGTTCTAAAGGTATTAAGTCTGGCGCAGTCGGACAACTTACGACTGACCAAGCGTCAAGCGGCATAGCTAAGATGATAGACGAAGCAGATACCTATGACGTTAGACAAGCTCAGACGTTGGTATTTGGTAAAGCTGAGACTGATTTGTGGGATTTGATACTTCACAGTATGCATCCTGTCTGGGTAAGCCAGGGCCTAGTAGAAAATCGCCAGCTATTTAGTCCATCCGCATCCGTCAAAGCGCGGTTTAGTGTTGTGCCTGTCGGTACTCAGCGCAGCCAATTAATTGCCGATCAGCGTGATGAGTTTGCTGCCGGATTTACTACTCGCAAGCGAGCGATATCAACACTAAATCCACAGTTAACTATGGAGCAAGTAGAAGAGTTGATTGAAGAAATTGACGAAGAACGCGGTGGCGTTGAAGAAAGCCAAACTGAGCAAGCTGAAAATTCTGCAGAGGTAGAAAATGGCAGCGAAATGGCAACGGATCAAGGTTGATTTGTCAGGTTACGGCCTTACTTCCGACGAAAAGGACGAAGTAGCCGACCTTATTGTTGAGCGGATTGTAGACCGCACTCAAAAAGGTAAAGATAAGGACGGTGAGCGTTTTGCTAAGTATTCCAAAACCTATAAAGACAGCCTTGATTTTAAAATAGCTGGTAAGTCACCTGGTAAAGTTGACCTGCAGTTATCCGGTGACATGCTCGCAGCCTTGTCTGTCTTAGATAAAACTAGGCGCAGCGTTACTATTGGCTTTGAGCCTGGCTCTGAAGAAAACGCCAAAGCTGACGGAAATATCAGAGGCACTTACGGACAATCAAAGCCTATCGCTGGTAAAGCGCGCGACTTCTTGGGCATCACAGATAGGGAGCTTGATAACATCATAAAACTGGTGAAAAATGGCTAGGAAATCTGCGGTTATACAATTTAGCAGAATCATGAAAAAGCTAGAGACGGTCGTTAGTAAAGAGGCCGTCAAAGCTAGCTCACTGCAGCCTACGGGTGACTTTGCCGCGTCTATTATCGTAAAGCGCACAAGGCTTGGCTACGGAGTGGATAAGCAATATGGGCAAAAACAAAAATTTGCCCCGTTAGCTCCAAGTTATATTAAACAGCGCAAAATGTTTGCTGGCCTTAATCCATTGACTACGCCTAAAAGATCTAACTTAACCCGTACAGGTCAGATGCTTGATAGCGTAAAAGCCATCGCTCGAAATGGTGTTATCTACATTGAGCCAACAGGCAGACGTGATGACGGAAAAACCAATTTAGACGTTGCAATCTGGAACCATAAAGGTAACGCTAGACGCAACAGGCCCCCGCGTGTTTTTATGAATTTGTCACGTTTAGAGTTTAATCAAACGGTAAGATTTTATAGAAAAACGTTTACGGACTTGTTACGCAAGTTAAAAGTGATATAATTTAACCAGTTTAACTATGGAAGGTGAACAATGACCGAGCAGAAGGCTCCTGTGGAGCAATCTGGTGCGCCTGTGGCCGAACCAGAGAACAAAGATCAGCGTGAAACTGTAAATTACGAAACTCACAGAAAACTTTTAGATGAGAAGAAAAAAATTCAATCTCAGCTAACAGAATTTCTGGCAAAAGAAAAAGAGCGCGAAGAAAGCGAAGCAAGGAAGCGAGGCGACTTTGAGGCTCTACTGAAGGCTCGTAATGAAGAGCTTGAGCGTGAACGCAAGGCTAGAGAGGATCTTGAAGCCCGCATCATGCAAGGCCGTAAGATGAACGCTGTACTAGAAGCTCTGGGCGGTACGGTAGATCCAAAGTGGGTTAAACTTATCGACGTGTCTGAGGTTGTAGTAAATCCTGAGACTGGCGAAATTGACCAAATGACGGTAGCGCGACAAGCAGAGGCTTTGAAACGTGAATGGCCGGAAATGGTTAGCACTCGCGGCAAATTGCCAAGCCAAGCCCCAAAAGGTTTGGAAGGTGGACTAGGAATGATTACCGAAAGCGAGTGGCGTAAGCTGGGATCGACAAAGGAAATGCGCAAGTACAACAAAGACCAAATTATTTGGGACAAATAAAATTAAAACAGGAGTTTTAAAATGGCATCTACTAATCTAACAGACGTTCAATATCAGGTGCAGAAGTTTTGGTCGCCTATGGCTACCCAGCAACTTCGCGAGTCTCTTCTTTTGGGAAGCCTTGTTAACAAGGAATACCAAGGCGATCTTAAGAAAATGGGCGATACTGTCCGTGTTTACAGCGTCAATGCTCCAACAGCTACGACAAAAACTGTAGGCACTTCAGGATCTAACGAGTTTTCTGCTTCGGCAATCTCTACAAGCTATGTAGATGTAAAAGCTGATAAGCACGTCACTGCAGCTTTCGAGTTTGCTGACGAAGTTGAGCTTATGTCTATGATCGAGTCTGGCAATCCAGAAGTAATGCAGTCTTTGGTTTTCTCTGTTGAGAAAGCTGTTAACTCTGCACTTTACGCTGCTATGATTCCATCGGCTGCGGCTCCAGACCACCAACTTGTCACAGGTGATCTTAACAATACTCAACTTCTAGCTATCCGTAAACTTGCTGCACAAGCTAAGTGGGATACTATGAAGGGCTGGTATGGTTTGACCGACCCTAGCTATTACAGCGATGTATTGGCTGCTCAGACTTTGGTTAGCTCTGACTTTGGCGCGGCTGATGCTCCAGTTATCTCTGGTAAGCTTGGCCTTCGTCGTTATGGCTTCCAAATCTTTGAAGACAACTCTTTGGCTGAAGACGTTGGATATTTCTTCCATCCAGACGCTCTGCTTATGGTTATGGCGAAAGAAATGTCGATCAAAGTATCTGATCTTCACCCAGTCGGCAAGCATGGTGTACTCCTTTCTTGCGACCTTATCTTTGGCGTTGCCCTTGGCATCGAAGGAGCTAAGAAGTGTATTAAGGTTACAGCTGCTTAATTAGCGGTAAACTTAAGGGGGGGCCAAGTGCCCCCTCTTTTGCTGGAGTAATAAATGCTAGCTTTTGATTCTCTGAACCCGTATGACGCAATGGGTTTTATTGTCGGCAATGACCCGCAAGATCTTGTAGATAAGTTGCGATCATTGCGCACACCTATTAAAATACACTTCATAGTCCCTTACGGTAATCGACACGTCGCCTACTATACTGGTGATGTCAAAGTCAAAAAGGTGAAATCTGATGTCGACACTTCCGAAGTCAATACAAGACAGAGAGTACGAAAAGTTTGACCTCAATGATAACGGTGACGTGGTTGTAAGGACTACTTTATCGGGTGAGGTTAGCGGTACATTTTCGCCTTCTGGCCTTAAGATTGGCGGACGTGTCACTGAAGTTGTTTTATCAGATAGTGCTTGGACGGCTCTACCTCCAGGCGGTCCGCTTGCAAATCGTAACGCAATAAATCTACAAAATTACGACACAGGTACTCAGATAAAAATTAACTTTAGAAATGATGTCGGCTATGTCGGCACAGTATTAAATGAAAATAGTGAAAGAAACTACGATATCACAGACGAAATACAACTCTGGGCACGTGCACAAATTGGTGCGCCAGTTTTAATCGTAGAGGAAATAAGTTAAAATGGCTTTTGTCGTACCAGTCACGGCTGGCTCAGATTGGCATTGCGGTTGGTCAACTATTCCAGCTACCATGACGGTCAAGATAGCAGAGTATAAAATCAGCGTAACTTTTGGCGATTTGGAAGTGCTGGGTAACTTGTTTGTCGAAGGCACATTAGTAATTGAGGCTTAATAATGTCTAAAATACGCTTTCTAGCGGTAACTCAGCCAGATACACCACCCGCCAACCGCGTTTATCTTTGGTATGACGAAGACGCGCAGATTTTTAAAATCATGCGGGATGACGGTATTGCAGAGCCTTTAGCTGGCACGGCACCTCCTTCAACAGAAGCCTTAACTTTACTTTGTGTTGTAAGAAATCAGACAGGCGTCACAATACCTGCAAAATCTGTCGTCTATATTTCTGGAGCAAGCGGAAATAGGCCGCTAGTTACATTGGCTCAAGCTAGCTCTGAAATGACTAGCTCTAAAACTTTTGCCATTACAAAAGAGGCAATTCTACATAACGGCACAGGCTACGTTGTAACAAGCGGTGAGCTTATAAATGTGCCGACCAATATGTACACAGAAGGTGATTTGTTATGGCTTAGCCCTAGCACACCTGGCGGGCTTACAACTACAAAACCAAGCGCACCTAATCACGCAGTATTCTGCGGTTATGTTGTAAGAAGTCACCCGACAGAGGGTATTATTGAAGTCAAAATTCAAAACGGTTTTGAATTACAAGAGCTTCACAATGTAGCCATTAACGGTGTGACTAATGGCGATATTTTGCAATACGACTCAGGTACAAGCCTTTGGAAAAATGTCCCATCGTCATCTGTCGCTGGTAAGACATTTAAGGTAGAATATTTCACATTAGACGCTAATCAAATTCTATTAGGTGAAGTTGGACTAGCTCATACACCAACAGACCCAACAAGCGTCATGCTAGATGTCATTAGTGGCGGCCCACAGGTTTATGGTGAGGATTTTGAGGTAGTTAATTACACACTTTCTTGGTCAGGTAAACCTATTGCAGCGTCACTCGCGGTAGGTGATAAAATTAGAGTAACTTACACTTACACATGAGGTAGAGAATGGCACTGTTAAAAGGTAAATATGTCGATCCAAATGCACCATTAAACGGTGATCGAATTCAGCTTGATAATAACCAAGCTTTAAAAGGTAAAACGGCTGCAGGAGCAGACAAAGAAATCTTAAAAGTAAACGCAAGCGATAAAGTCGAATTTGTTAGCGTTCCTACTGTGACAGCTGACCCAGTTGATGCAGATGATGTTGCACGCAAATCATACGTTGATAGTGCAGCTTCTGGAGCTGTTTCAACATTATTACCTGGTGGCCTTTTGCCGACAGCTAT